GGCAAAATATGCTCAACAATTATATGAAGTCAAAAACCAAGATAAGTATATAGGAAATAAGCGTCCATTCATGAGGTCTTCGTGGGAGACCGTTTTTGCAACAGTCTGTGATAACAACCCAGCAATTATTAAATGGGCCTCCGAGCCATTTAAAATTCCATACGTTAATCCATTAACTGGAAAAAAGACAATTTATGTTCCTGACTTTTTAATTATATATGAAGATAAAAACGGAACTCAGCATACTGAGGTAATAGAAATCAAGCCCAAAAAAGAAGTTGCCATGCAATTCGCAAAAAGCAAAAAGGACAAGGCTGCTGTTGTTGTCAATGCAGCTAAGTGGGAGGCAGCAAGAGCATGGTGCAAGGCACAGGGAATTAAATTCAGAATAATTACAGAAGAAGACATGTTCCATCAAGGATCAAAGAATAAATAAAAATATGAACAATAAAAAAATAGAAGACTTGTTGAATTTGCCGCCATTAGAATCTGATGATACAATAGATGAAAGTGAGCCGGTAGAGGCAACAGCGGCAACAGATGAAGAATCTACTGTTGTTGTAGTAGAGACTGCTGCATCTTCCCCTCAGGGTAGATTGACCGAATTAGATGATATAGCAAACAAAATTGATTCAGCATTACCGACAATTAGTGATTTGGCAGCATCTGATCAGGAACTAGATTATTTGGCTAAATTGGCAGTGACAAATTTTGAGGAGCTAATGGCATTGGGGTTGAATAGTGATCCTAGATTTGCCGCTGATATCTTTAGTACAGCCAGTACACTGCTAGGGCATGCGATTTCGGCAAAGAATGCAAAAATTGATAAAAAGCTAAAAATCGTTCAACTTCAGTTACAGAAGGCTAGGTTAGATCTTCAACGAAAGAAGATGTCTGATGAGGGAGAAGATCCATCAAAAGAAGCAAAAACTATGTCACGTAGCGAACTACTTGCTATGTTGGCTAATAAAAAATCTGATAAATAATAAATATACAACAAAGGATATAATTGATATGATTAAGTCATTCAAAGAACATTATAGAGCAAATCAAAAAAGATACTCATTTAAAATTCGTGCAGCGTTTCCAGTGTCTGACCAGGCATTTGGTAGAATTGCAGCAAGCCTAGACGCATTTGGTTTAGAAGAAATTAAAAAACCAAAATCATTACCAATCCAAGAAGATAGTGTAAATTTTCCACAGCTTGGGCCAGTCGAGATTACTTTAATTGAGTTTACTGTCAGATACCCTGCAAATAGTGAATTGATTCAAAACGTATTGACAGAAAGAGCAGGGCTACCCAAAACTCATTTCATTGTACACACATTAGCACAGGACGAATTCAAAACACCATCAATTGCGCATAGTGAAGACGAAGATGCATTATTAAATTCAGACTATCCAGTTGATGACGAAAAGGAACCATTGTATGGTGACGAATTTATCAAGAAGTTTTTGGAAAGTATCGATACTTTTAAATTTGATACAGAGGCAGATGAAGAATTAACCGCCGAAACAACGAATGATTTACCACAAGGAACCCAGAGTCCAATGACAAATCAAAATAAGTTGCCAACGGCCGATGACATTTAAGGAAGGAGCGAATATGTCAGATTTAAACATGAAAGATTTACTACAAATTGTAGATGGAGACACTTCGTCTCAATTAAATGAAACAACAACTGCTGGCGCTTTTGCTACTGCATCAGTTCCGCAAGGATCATTAAAGAAAAGATTTGAAGAAATGGAATCTTCAGACGATATAACCGATAATGAAGATTCAGAAGAATTAGAAGAGTCATTTTATAAGGTATTCAACAATATGATGGATCGTCATCAGTGGATGATGCAAGAGTTAAACAAAGCAAAGGATAACATGACTCCAGAGGATGCAGAATTATTAAATGACTTAATTATTAAATTTGGTGAGGCAGAAGTCAAGCCATCTTCAGCTGGCGCTAACTAACAGAGGATACGATATGGCACTTCCAACATCAGGAAACATTAGTTTAAATGACATCAAGGCAGAATTTGGCGGTAATGCATCACCAAAATTAACAGATTATTTGGCAGGCGGCTCATTTGTTCCAGCCGGAACAAGTGGTACAAACGGTGCAGTTCCGTCATCGCCTCCAATTGCAATTACTGATTTTTATGGTACGTCAGCCGAGAATATCGTGTTAACTAACCATTCTCCGGCCGGTGGGTTTGGTTTAACATATGGTTCTGCTGAACTTATTGCTCGTGCAAATGGTGAATTATATTTTGAAACACGAGATGAAGGGGGGGTGGCTCAATCTGGAGTATACGCCGGTGAGTGGGCAACCACTGCACCAAATACAAATGGCGCTGATTATGAGGTTCGCATTACGGTAACGAATGGTGCAACGCCAGCAGGATCAGCAGTCGGAACATGGTTACAACTCAATGTTGACAGGAATTGGATATTAACATGTGCGTGTAATTCTTCTGTTTGTAATCAGTCGAGTGATTTTACAATGGAAATTCGCAGAGTAGGTACAACTACGGTTCTTGCATCTGCAACTATGACACTAAATACAGGATGCAATGACTTGTAATAAGGATTTTATAAAATGGACAGCTTAAAAACATTACTGGAAACATTAAGCGAATTAGAAAACATTGATCAGAAGTATGACATGCAATATGATTATGAGGAAGGGGGTGACCTTCCTCAACTTGCATCGGTCATAACTATTGACATAGTAACATTGATTCGGTTGCTAGAGTTAGCAAGGGAAGATATTGAAACTGATGTAGAGTTACACAAAGTTGCGGAGGAAGTTGCAAAATTAGCGGCTAATACTGATGTAATTACAATGGATGAATACGACTCAATCAGACATGCGTTAGGTGCCGCTAGAAATGATGAAAGTATCGATAACGGTGAGCTAGAATAATATTCTAGCTGTCAAGTCTATAGGTTGCTGTTATGATTAACACTGACAACGCATTAACAAAAGCACCACACCAGCCGCTTAATTTAACAGCAGAAGAAGCATTAGAGTTTGCAAAATGCGCGGATCCTGTCGATGGTCCGTTGTATTTCATGACTCATTATTTTTATATTCAGCACCCGCTCCATGGCCGCTTGCTTTACGATCCGTATCCATACCAATACGACTTAATTGATAGCTATCACAATTATAGATATTCAGTAAATCTATTAGGGCGTCAGTTAGGAAAAACAGTAACAGCGGCAGGTTACTTGTTATGGTATGCCATGTTCAACAACGACATGACCGTTCTTGTTGCAGCTCACAAATATTCAGGCGCCCAGGAAATCATGTTCAGGATTAGATATGCGTATGAAAACTGTCCTGATTTTATACGAGCTGGTGTGACTAGCTACAACAAAGGATCTATTGAATTTGATAATGGATCCAGAATCATGTCACAAACAACAACTGAAACCACTGGACGTGGTTTGTCTATATCATTGCTATATGCTGACGAATTAGCATTCGTGAGACCATCAATTGCAAGAGAATTCTGGACATCGATATCGCCGACGTTAGCAACTGGCGGTAGAGCAATTATAACATCTACACCAAATAATGACGATGACCAGTTCGCTGATATCTGGTTCGGTGCAAATAAAACTATTGATGAATATGGTAATGAAACGGATATAGGTGTAAATGGGTTCAAGGCATTTAAAGCCACTTGGGATCAACACCCAGATAGAGATGAGCAGTGGAAAATTCAAGAGATTGGAAAGATTGGAATTGAACGATTTGAGCGTGAGCATGAATGCAAATTTGTATCGTTTGATGAAACACTAATTAATCCTAGAACATTGTTCAAATTAACACATAAAGATCCAATTGAACGTCAAGGCCAGGTTCGTTGGTTTGAAAAACCTAAGAAAGGCCATAAGTATCTAGTTGCTCTAGATCCGTCACTTGGTACTGGAGGTGATTTCGCAGCCATTGAAGTTTTTGAGTTGCCAGGATTAGTGCAGGTTGCTGAGTGGAAACACAACAAAACAGCTATTCCAGAACAAATTAGAATAATGACGGAAATAAACCGTTACATAATAGAAACAATAATTAGTAATGAGTCTGTTTATTATTCAATAGAAAATAATTCAATTGGAGAGGCCGCATTGCAGTCTATTAGTGAAATTGGCGAGGAACACATACCAGGTATATTCTTATCAGAACCAAAAAGAATGAGAGTTGGTAAGTATCGCAGAGGTTTTACAACAACAAACAAGTCTAAATTAGCAGCATGTGCGAAATTAAAGAATTGGATAGAGCAAGAAAAATTAATAATTAATAGTAAGCCACTACTGTCAGAGCTCAAGGTATTTGTAGCGAAAGGATCTTCATATGCGGCGAAAGCCGGTGAGCATGATGATTTGGTAATGGCTACTGTATTAATAGTTCGTATGGCAATGCTATTGCAGACATATGATCCAGATCTGCAAAAAAATCTCAAAGACAGTCTGGATGATTTTAGAGAACCATTACCTTTCATTGTTCTATAAGCTATGATAGGTCACAATAGAATATAAATAGTTTTATGGACAGAAATCAAACAAAAATTGAAGTATTTGAAAAAATTAGATCTAGATATTTTAATATTACAATGGGTAATATCGATGGCAAGACGGTATTAAACCCCAAAGACGCAACGTTTTTTAATTTTGAATTTACAGATTCAAAAGACTCTAGTACAGTAACTGTTGCTGTTTTGCCATATGTAATCAAAGTCTACCATATTGCAGACATTGTAAAAAATTCTAATATGGAAGAACGAAAGAAATGGTATTCGTTCTTAAAAGAATTGCGCAAAATTGCAATGAAGAATATGATGAGGTTTGATGTTCATAATATTCAACGCCCTAAACTTGATTTAAATGATATTAAAGCGGAACTTGAATTAGATCCAGATATTGTTTTTGAGTCCAAGATGTTTGGTAGTACCAAAACAAGTTATCAGAAAATTAAAGGTAGTAAGAACCAAGCTAAGTTGATCGTTAGACATGCATTAAAAGTAAACGAAGAAGTAAAAGGTAGTCGTTCAAGACATATTAAGAGTATCTTTGTTGAGAATTCAGATGGCGAGCGGTTTAAGCTACCATTCAACAGTTTGCTTGGTGCAAGAGCAATGGCGAGACATATTACTGAAGGTGGTACAGTATATGACACTGAAGGAAAAGCAATTACTGTACTAATTGAAGAATACGCAAAACTTACACCATTACTAAGAAGTTTGAAGAAACGATATCCGGATGGTCATAGTATTATTGAATCAATTGTTAATTATAGAAAACACATTAAGTCGACCCTAGGTAAGCTGAAGGGGAAACGAACGTATAAAAAAGCAATTGCAGATATCGTAGACATGGCCGAGACAATCAGTGATGATCAACTAGATGATATTAAGAAGCGAGTAAAACTAACTGATTCTGCATTGTTGCCAGTTGTTTATAAATCAGTAAAGTATTCAAAAAAGCAGCCAAAATAATTGGTTGCTTTTTTGTAATTGTATGGCCATCGCCATACATATCTTTATGAAGTCAATAGATATGAATTCATTACTCAACAACATAAAGACTCCTGTTATATCAGATAACCAATTCACTGATCTTGGAACAATTGTACTTACGTCCGCACAGGCAATGCTTGAGTGGTTAGATTTAATTATTCAATACGGATATGATGAAGACAATAAACGTCTATTGGTATTTGCATATGCTTTATATGATGGAATAATGTTTAAAAATATTACCATCAACAGCAAAAACCAAATTTTGTGTTTTTTAACGGCTCCAGTAAATGGCGAGATTATTAGATTACAGCAAGATTTTAAGAAAAGTGTAGTTAATACAAGTATTTTTGACTATACTCCAGCCTGGATATGTATACCAATATTGAAAAGCAATATTGATGATTGTTGGGGGGAACTTACAGTAGACCCACCGCTTGTTAAATTTTATGATGTTTTTGCAGGTGTTGGCTCTCATGGGTCATTATTATTGCAGCTATCTGAAAATGCAAATTATGGAATAATTGAGCCAATTGCTAGTTTTTCAGAGGACCAACAAAATGAATACCCCATTTCAACATACACACCTCAACCAACTAAATGGTTTAAAGAAATTCTTCCTATATTAAAAGTATAAATACAACTGTAGATTATAACGCAATGTTGATTCTACATTATTGTGTTGATACGCGAAGTATCAACACATTTGGGTAAAACATGGAAAACTTAGGAGAAAAAACATGGCTACACTAGCAGAAATTAGACAAAAACTTCAAGCACAAGAAGATAAAAAATCAAACAATGGTGGCAATTTCGACAACACCATTTTCCCTCACTGGAACATTGAAGAAGGCAGCTCAGTTAGAGTGCGATTCTTGCCAGATGCAGATCCAAATAATACATTTTTCTGGATTGAACGACTAATGATTAACCTCCCGTTTGCTGGGATTAAGGGTGATCCGAATTCAAAACCAGTAGTTGTAAAAGTTCCTTGCATGGAAATGTGGGAACCTGTTGGTTCTTGCCCTATTCTGTCCGAGATTCGTCCTTGGTTCAAGGATCCTACTTTGGAAGATGTTGCTCGAAAATATTGGAAAAAGCGTTCATACCTAATGCAAGGATTTGTTCGAGAGAGTTCTCTTATTGAAGACGACGCACCGGAAAATCCAATCAGACGGTTTGTGTTCACTCCACAAATCTTTGATATTATTAAAGCAGCTCTCATGGATCCAGAGTTGGAAGAATTACCAACTGATTATGAGAACGGTCTTGATTTTATCATCAACAAAACTTCCGGTGGGCAATACGCAAGTTACGCTACATCAAAGTATGCTCGCAAGGAGTCTGCCCTAACTGAAGAAGAACTCTTAGCAATCGAAGAGCACGGGTTGTTTGATCTAAAGAGTTTCTTGCCAGAGAAACCTGACGCTAAGAAACTTGAGATCATTAAAGAGATGTTCGAGGCAAGTGTTGATGGCGAACCTTATGATCCTGACCGTTGGGCAGCGTACTATGCTCCGCCGGGAATTGATCGTCCCAAAACACCAGCAGCAGAAAGCACTACAGATACTGCTTCAACGGCAACGTCAGCTGATCAACAAGCAGGTGACACTGAGGCCAAGGCAGAAACGGCGGTTGAATCAACAACTACTGTAGAAGAAACTGTAACCACGCCAGTAACCGAAGCTACACCGAGTGCTTCAACATCTGAAGAAGATGACCGCGCCGCAAGAACACGAGCTATCCTAGAACGTGTTAAAAACCGCAATAAGGCGTAAGTCATTGCATCACAAAATATGTGCGCTCAGGCGCACATATTTCTTTAAAGACTAAAAGATTAATTGAGGTAAGATTATGCCAAAACCGTTTGATGTTTCTAAATTCAGAAAAACAATCACAAAGTCTGTTCCTGGCCTTAGTATAGGGTTTTCAGATCCAAAAATTTGGATTTCTACAGGGAACTATGCTCTTAACTATTTGATATCTAGTGACTTCAATAAAGGAGTACCACTGGGAAAAGTCTCTGTATTTGCTGGCGAATCAGGAGCAGGAAAATCATATATTGCATCCGGTAACATTGTCAGACATGCCCAAGAACAGGGAATTTTTGTTGTTCTAATTGATACAGAAAATGCCCTGGATGAATCCTGGCTACATGCATTAGGCGTAGATACATCCGAAGACAAACTGCTCAAAATGAATATGAGTATGATCGATGATGTAGCTAAGACTATGTCTGAGTTTATGAAGGACTATAAGTCATTAGACGAAGAAGAACGCACACCTGTATTATTTGTAGTTGATAGTTTAGGTATGCTACTAACGCCAACAGACGTTGATCAGTTTGATAAGGGCGATATGAAGGGCGACATGGGCAGGAAGCCAAAGGCATTGATGGCCTTGGTTAGAAACACTGTTAATATGTTCGGGACTTATAATGTTGGGTTGGTTGCCACGAACCATACCTACGCATCACAGGATATGTTTGACCCGGATCCTAAAGTAAGTGGTGGTAATGGATTTGTTTATGCGTCGTCTATCTTAATTGCAATGCAGAAATTGAAATTAAAGGAAGATGCAGATGGTAACAAGGTTTCTGACGTAAAGGGAATTAGAGCAAATTGCAAGGTAATGAAAACTCGTTACGCAAAGCCATTTGAATCAGTACAAGTAAAAATCCCATATGATGTAGGAATGGATCCGTATTCTGGTTTGTTTGATTTGATTGACAAGAAAGGGTTGTTTACTAAATCTGGCAATAGCTATGTTTATGTTGATCTAGACGGAAATGAATACAAAGCATTCCGAAAGAAGTGGGAACATAATCACGATGGGTTGCTAGACATGGCAATGAAAGATATTTTAAAACGAGACGAAGGTACTGTCTCTACTGCCATTGCAGACGATACTGATGATCTAACTAAAGAAGAATCTGTTGAATAAATAGTCATTATGACAGAAAATGAGTTATTAGAATATCTCACTACACGAAAGAAATATGGCGACCTAAAAAGAATGCTGGGTTCTAGTAACCCAGCATTACTATCTAAAATCCAAGAATCTTGGCGATTTGACCACGATCCGTCTAGTTTTACAGAAATCTTGTATCAATATTTTAATCCAACAGATATAATCTGTTCGCATGGTTCTGAGATGAAATTCCAGTCATATAAGGCTGGGTATACTTGCAAGCGTTCTTGCCCATGCACCCGCGAAAAGTATAAGAAAACAATGATGGAACGGCATGGTGTAGAATCACCCATGCAATCAGCTGAAATAAAGAATAAAGCAGAACAAACGCTATTGGAAAGATATGGTAGCTCAAGGTTACATGATGTCAATAAAGATAAAAGAATAAAAACCTGCATCGAACGATATGGTGCCAATACTCCATTACAATCCGAAAAGATCAGGAAAAAGATTGAAAATACATGTTTGAGTAATTTCGGACACAAGTATCCATTTTACAGTCATGAAGTTCAAGCTAAGTCTCAACAAACTATTAAAAATAGGTATGGAGTACCAACAGTATTAGCATTGCGTGACAATAAACAAAAAGCAAAAGATGCACTATATAAAAAATATGGAGAGGGTGGTAATTTCGCTACGCAGGAATCAAAGGATAAGATAGCAAAAACGCATTCAGAAAGATATGGATGCCATCCATCGCAATTGCATATAGATAAAGAAAAACTAAACGAGTATCATAACGATGCAGCGTTTATTGTCAAATACACAAATGCAACTAGTGTATTAGATTTGATGAAATACTATGGCATGTCGCGGAGTTCAATTCATCATCGTGCGAATGATTTAGGATTGCCTCCAAAACAGTCGCCAGACTCAGCAGAAGAGCGCGAGCTGTATGATTTCATCGCACAGTATTCAACTGGTGTCTATAGGTCAGATCGTACAATAATACATCCATATGAGTTAGATATAGTTATACCATCAAAGCAGTTGGCAATTGAATACGATGGCATCTATTTTCATTCTGATATTTATCCCAATTATCATTTGAATAAAACAAATTTAGCATTTAATAAAGGATATCAACTAATCCATATTTTTTCCGATGAATGGTTATTCAAACGCAAGATCGTTGAATCTAGGTTAAAATCATTGCTTGGTGTTTCTGATACAAGGATTTATGCGAGGAATACCATAATATCGAATATTGACACGCAAACTGAGCGAGCATTTTTAGAACAAAATCATATTCAAGGATATAGTTCGTCTGCTATTAAATATGGGTTGTATCATGAATCAGAATTAGTTGCAATAATGACATTTGGTAATCCCAGATTTTCTAAATCCGCTGAATATGAATTAATACGGTACTGTAGCAAGTTAAACTGCAATGTCGTTGGTGGTGCAGGCAAATTATTCACGCATTTCGTTAAACAAGTAGATCCAAAAAGCGTTATATCATATGCCGATAAACGGTGGTCAGTTGGTAAATTGTACGAACTATTGGGGTTTGTGAATACACACGATTCGGCCCCGAACTATTTTTATGTAAAAGGCGGTGTTCGATATAGTAGACATAAATTTCAAAAACACAAATTAATACATCAATTGGATGATTTTAACCCTAATGAATCTGAATATGTAAATATGCAAAACAACGGATACCGGCGCATATATGATTGCGGGAACAAGGTTTATGTTTGGTACAAAAAATAACAATCAACTTGGCATGTATAACTATTGCATAGTTAAATGTTAAATATTAAATTTATTAGTGAGGAAATGAAATAAAATGAATGAACGCGATATTATCGAAAACATCTGGGAAATTCTAAAAGTCTATATTCCAGACTCAGAAAAAGAAGTAGCAGCAGAACACCTGGTGCCTTTTATTGTAGATTTGGATTTGCCTGCTTCGGACTTTGCTGCGATTGTCAAATCAGACGCAGAACTAGAAGCCGCAGCCGCGGATTATTTGGACGAAGACGAAGACGACATTTGGGATTAATTTAAATGTGGTATAACAAGGTTACATCTGATCTTACTTTGCTTCCTGATTTTATTTCATATTATGAAGGAGAATTGGAGTCAGCAAAGAAAGAAACAAGCATCAAGGGTAATGTTGAACAACAACTATCTATGTTGCCAGGTGTAACTGAGCACCGTTTTAATCAATTACAAGAGATTGAGGCGATGCTCGAATACCTAAATATTCAGTTACGAAAAACTAAACGAGCAAAGTTCAAACAATACCTTGAAAAGTATAACAAGGCGCTTTCGTCTCGTGATGCAGAAAAGTATGCTGACGGCGATGATGAAGTTATTGAGCTAGAAGAATTAAAGAATGAAGTAGCTCTGTTACGCAATAAGTATATGGGTATAATGAAAGCACTAGAATCAAAGAATTTTATGTTAGGGCATATAGTTAGATTAAGAGCGGTCGGAATGGAGGATATTATATTATGACACAGAAAGAAAAAGAGAAAAAACAAAACAGCAACAGTAAAAAAGTCAAAATATTGCTGCATTTTTGCAATTTAGCAGATACTCATCTAGCATTGACTAAAGACTGTACGCTAACTTTACCAGAAGAAAATGATGTCTTGGCAGAACTAAACAGTGTTCTAAAAATGCCAGCAGATAGCATTTATCAATTACCAGTAGTATTGTACTATAAGACAGACAGTGATTCTCCAGATATAGTAAACAGAACTTTCAGAGGCACTGAGTTTATTGGTTATAGTATTATTGAAGTTGATTAAATTGTATTCGGAATAATTATGACCCCACAAGAATCCCACGCACACAGTCTTAAAACATTGAACCTATTGTATGATCATGACGATTTTATGGACTCAATTGAATCAGTTGCTGATTTGGGATGCGGGCAAGGCCATGATGTCATGTGGTGGGCTACGTTAGAAACCAGAGATGATCCACCAGAACCACACAATTATAAAGTTTACGCAGTAGACAAAGACCTACGGCGGGTTACACTGCGGTCAAGTTTTCCAGACAATGTAGTGACATTAAAGGGAAACTACGAAAAGGCAATATTACCAACAACAGTAGATTTGCTGTGGTCTCATAATTCTTTTCAATACACTACTAACCCATTATCAACATTAAAACGATGGAATTCTTTTTTAAACGAAGACGGGATGTTGATAATCATTTTGCCAATGCAGTCATATACCGAGCATAATAGAATTCTACACACCGTACATGATAGGCAATTCTATAATTTAAACATTGTTAATATGATGTACATGCTTGCATTAAATGGTTTTGACTGCGCTGATGGTCATTTTTATAAAAGTCTTGATCCAATGGATAATTGGTTACATATTGCCGTATATAAATCATCACAGGCACCAATGGATCCATTTAAGACCAGTATATATGAAGTTGCAGAAACTGGTTTGTTGCCAGAATGCGCAGTTGATACCATAAATAAGTATGGGTACTTGAGGCAACAAAATTTAATGACTACATGGATTGATGGTACATTGACTGATTGGATGCGAGTTTAATAGCATGCAAATTAAAGATCTAAACGAAGCTACAAATACAAGAAATAAGACAATATGCGTTGATGTTCAACCAGCATATTCTTCATCATATAACTCATATTATGAGAATAAGGTGTGTGAGTTTTTGGCAAATCAAAAAGCACCTATCCTAATGTTAGTTAATGCAGATCGTGATGGTTTGACAGATGATACATTAGATAGCATTCATGCTTATTGGTATGAAATATTTGAAAGATGTGGGTATGACTACGAAGTTGACGGACTACCTAAAATGGAATTTTATGACAAAGGGTATGGATATCTTCGTGGAGCAATGGATCAAGGGGTAGAGGATTCAGTTATAATCAAGGTTATTAGAGAAATGTATGCGCAGAATGCAAATGACAGCAGGATGTTATTTGGCGGTGATTATAATGATTTATTGGAATTTTTAGATGGTAATGAACACGCTGCTGATATATTAATGACCGATGCAATAATAGTTGAGTGGATTCCAATATCAAAATTGCGTGAATACAATCGTGCCTATAATATAGGTGGCGGAAGGGCAGAATGTTTGCGTGAAGTAGAACTACTTATGAATGCATTTAATATCAAGTACAAAGAAATTAACGACCTTATTTATTGATTAAATTTGTTTTCAACATAATCAATATATTCTTCTACGCTATGAATATTTTTCTTTTGAAGCTCTTGTAAAAAACGCAAAAGTTGGGGTCTTTTGTTATTAGTCCTGTAGTTGTGAATATCAGCTTTTAGCGAGGCTGCACTTAAAGGATACCATAGAGCTTTTCTTGCTTTTGGTGATAATTTTTCCTTATCGTCAACTAATAGTAATTCCATCCAAATAGCAAATGGCTTCGACCTAGATATATAGTTGCCTATTCCTGGTTTAACATCGGTATCAGGAAGCGGCCTCTTTAATGGCGCTGCCTGCAGATCGTTAATGCTAACAGTGTTTCTTTTGTCTAATATATTAAATGATTTATAATCAGTATAAAGAAATACAGGTAATCCTTTTTTGCGGGCTTTAATGTATGCTAATCTAGCTATCCTAATACGTTTGTTTTCTCGATTATCGTCGAGTTTGTCATTATCTAATGGCTTCACAAAAATATGTATTTCTTTTATATATTTGTGAATGTTTGGAATTTCTGGTTTATCTAAATAAATTCTATCTTCTGATTCAGACTTACCTAGTCGTTTACTAAAATCATAGCCCCAATAGTCCACTGGATTGCCAGTATAACCATCGGCCATTAATTTCCTTCCATCAAGAACAATTAATGCGTGTTCCCTTGAATAATCATCTAACCTATGATAAGCACCAGTTCTTGTTCGAGTCGTCGATATATAATAGATTTTGTGTTTTGATTTATTAAGAAATTTTTCAGCATGCGTACCTAAATCTGGCACAGCGTGTAGCGTGTCTGTATCTAATATTTTATTCAAGGCATATACAGATGTTCCGTGATAAATTATTGAACTTAGCCCCTCAAATAAATCAGTAATTTGCATGCAGTTATTTATCTAAAAATGATACAAATGTATAGATGTATGTGTTTATCAGATAAATTCTAAGGTATTAACTATTGGAATTTTATTATGATTAAAACAGCAACTTATACAAGTAAAGATACATGGGGTAGTAAACGCAAAGAGCAAGATGCAAAAGACAAGTTTGATAATTTATTGTGTAGCAAGAATACAAGTAGTGCCCGGGATGCTTGTGTCTTGCCATCTAATAGACTGTGTAAATTAAGAGCACAGTTGAGACAGACATTTAGAGATACATTAAAAGATATTGCAACTGTTGAAGAAATTGAATGCATTGAGCGGCAGATGCGTATGAAGCATATTAGAAAATATATTATGCATGCTGTAGCGGCAGCTATTGCTACTATAAAAGATCGCCCTATTGCAAAATACAAACACTGCGAAGAGATCACGGATCTTATTTGTAGTTTAAATTTACCAGCAGATAATATAATTTTACTTGCTGACAAATTAATTAACGGCGGTCTCCTTAATATAGATGCATTTAACAAATTGTTATGTCCGATAAAAGATTTATTTATTAACGATGATGCGTATATGCTATTTAATGCATTAGTTAACCACAATGTTGGAACGAGACAAACTGGCAAGGGGGAATGGGCGTTGGCTATAATGTCCGGAGGCAATATTGTAATGGCAGATAAGGGCGACTTGTTGTCTAAAACACTTGGTATGATTGAATTAAAATATGCAGCCAATGTGTCTGGGGGAAGACTAATGTCTGGTGGGCATAACAGCGATATAGATTTAGCTATATTTGAAAAGTATGAAGATGTTTATGGTATTCCTGCTAGTGAATTAAAGAGTTCAATTTCATTAGGCAAGTTTATTGAGCAATTAAATTTAAAAACACCACCAACAACAGAGGCTAATAGAGCAGCCCGCCGGCAATTTATTAAAGACTTACTTGAGCCTAGGTTTGGAAAGTATAGCAACCAAGCAATAATCACAATATCTAATGTTACGGATCATCAAAGAGCATTGATTGGGTATATTTGTTCAAACTTCAATTGTTATAAATCTGAAAATAAATTTGATGTCTTGACCACTATTTCGGCAGCCAATGGATACATGTGCAATATTAGGACCGTAGATGATATCATATCACTGTATAGTTCCGGAATATTGCTGAACCCGAGTGTCTCTATGCTACCAACTTCGGCAGGATCTCGTGAAATAGCTGTTCAAATATCGTTAACTAAAAACGTAGATAAATTAAAAGCGGCAGCAGAATTGTATTCAATTAATGATCCTATTGACAATCCGTAGGCCTAGCTACCCCTTAAAAATTATGAGCAATTTGGTGTGTCAAAAAACGTCTTTTGACACATTGGTTGCTCATAATGTACTCAAATGATTACCAAATTTTTAAAAATTTG